AGCGGTCTGTATGAACCTTGTTCATATGACCACCTAAATGATCTGGTAATTCACTCATTGCGTCACCATGACTGTTGCAGATTGATGCCAGTTTCTACACACGGGAATAAACTTACGATTATATTCTTCCATCCATTCGTTCATTGCTTTCCATTCGTGTGCTTTCCAATTTGTATAGAATACTCGTTGCACATTTTTAGGACTAGCTTCATTTAATATATATCGCCAGCATGATAATTCATCGAAACGAATCATTGTGCCGGGTACGATCATATGGTTGAGTTCAGTAAGGACAGTAGAGGTAGAAGAATAGATGTCAGCATCAAGGTTGAGATAGCCAATCTTTTTATGTCGGGTCTGCCAAGGGTTCTCTTCCAACCATTTGGGTATACTTTCATCAAACCAACCCTTAACAAGAGTTATATTATCTTCTACTTCAGGGGGTTCACCGCCACGATCAAAAGCATTAGCTGGAACAAGCTTCTCACCAGTATCCATATCTTCTGGAAGGCCTTCAAAAGAATCAAAACCAGTAAACTTTAGGTCTGGCCTAAGACTTGCTGCATGATTGATTGTTTCACCAGAGAATACGCCAAACTCTAGATTTAAACCCCAATCACCAACCTGAGGCATAAGCCAGTCTAGTTCGCGTAAACGGACTTCATTTGTATTTGTGTCTGTGATTAGAAAAGGAAACTTTTTAATATACTCAAAATCTGAAATCTTCATTTAACGATCTACCCTTCACTATGTGGTCTGCCTTGCGGTACCACTTACCATTAATATTATCATTATAGTACTTATCGTCTTCTAGTACATTCTGCAAAAATTGCTGTTTCACTTCTTCATAGTTTACATCACCTTTGGTCGTATGTAAAGACAAAATTACTCTTTTATAATTTTCTTTTCCTTGGTCTTTGACATCATTTTGCAGCGTCTTGTTAGAGCCGTAATAAACTTTCCAATCGCTTTCTTTCTTTGATCGGCGCGTTGCGCCCTTCGCCCTGCGCATTGAAAAGAAGTATTTTCGTCCGATATAGCATCGAAAAGTAATTTGTGAAACGATAACATATACAAAACCTTCGTAATTTTTTATATCTTCTGTATTGAATGGTTTATTATTAAATGACCATGGATTTTCATAGATCATCTTCATCGTCATCATCGTCTAAATCAAAGTCATCATCATCATCAAATTCTGATACATCTATTTCATGACCACAAAATGGACAGTGTTTGGGAATCTCTTCTGTTTCGTAAGCAGAAACAGTATATTCTTCACCACAATTATCACATATCATCTCATACGCCGAATCATTTTGTGTCATTATTATTCCTTTTCTACAATGCTGTATTCGCCTCCATTAAAGCAAAATATCCATCCAAATCCATATATGGTAAATTTGTTTTTTGATCTTCGAGTTCAACTTTATCAACTTTACCATTTACAGGTTTTGAATATAGATCGATTGTCTTCTCAATATCTTTTTTCTCTAAGCCTTTAATAATTCTTTTTTCTCCACTATCATAGTATATAGTAACATCTACCTTTGACATTTTTGTATACCTTTTAATGTTTTTATCTTCTATACGCCTTTCGCGTATTTTACGCACAATAAACATATCCCAAGATTCTCCATTGGGACCTAATGTAGGTCTCTTGTCGTACAATTCAGATTTTCTTTTCATTTTATCGCCATACAGGTTTAGATAATGCCCAACTTTCAGCAACGTCTTCAACAAGCTGAAGGCCCCAATTACCGCAATCTTGACGTACTTGAACATCTCCTTCGTCGTTGGTGTACTCAATAAAAAATCCACCATTTTCAATATCTTTACATACATACGCTTTAGATTTGTTATTTTCATCAACATCTTTATAATAGATACTAATAACTATTTTATCTTCGTCCATCAGATATCTCCTAGCATTTAAATTTCACACACACCTGCTACACAAGCTAACATTTGTACACCTTCAGTTTGATCTGTGCTTTCGTATTCCGATAACTTAGTCCAATCAATTTCTTTAGGCATCTTCTTCTTAAACGCTTTATACTCATCTTCACTACAATCTTGATATGGTGCTTGTTTGTAGCTATGATCACTGAATGGCAGAAATGATACACCACTCATATAATCAAAGTTTTCATATACCCACGCACCAACAGTGAACCACTCATCTTCTTTGACTGAAATAGTAACAGATGGTTTATGTTCACACCAATGTTTCTGATATGTAAGCCATAGTTCTAGTTGCTCTATCGCAGACATATCATTCCTAAATACAGCTTCTTCTGAAGTTTTCATAGGGAACGAAAACACATACGTGTGGTCTGGCTTCGCCACATCATCCTCAACAGGGAATCCCATATCGATCATAAGTTTGGCTAATGGGTCTTTCTTATCAGCCCGAACTGTTCTTATATAATAAGGATTATGTCGCGCATGAATACCCGATGCTGCATCAACAAGCTGTGATACAGTACCAGACGGTTTAACGCACGTTGCAGCAACAGATTGTGGGATACCTAATTTATCAGACCACTCTTTATTTGTATTGATTGTGATATCTTTCAACTCTTCTAGTACATCTGCTAGAGGGAATGCCTTAGATGAACCCTTACCATTTGTAATAGAACTGTCCATAATACCAGTAAGTGAAACACCAAGAAGTCTTTCTTCTTCAGTATTCGTTCGCCAGGCTTTACTTATATATTTAAAATTAGTAAGCGTAGACTGAAGTGTACCAAGAATAGCAGCAAGCTTTGCTTTCTCTCTAAGGGTCTCTATAGTATCATTAACACGCACCACAATTTCTGATAGATTACAGAACTGCTTGTTCCTTAGGATGATTTCAGAACATGGATTGGTTCCAAAGTCCCACGAGGTGTCTCTTCGACCGTTACGACCAGCTTGTTTTGTGGCAGATTCACGACTAAAGATTCCCCGCTCACCAGATTTCGAGTCATAGAGGGCTTTCCATTCGTCCATGAAGATGCCGATTTCGGGCTTTTCTGTGTAGCAAGCTGAATTGTTCGCGAGGGCTCTTTGTCCATTGTCTTCCCACCATTGTCCTGATTTAGCGACACGCATACGGTCATCGCTTAGATTTGAAAGAGAAATAAGTGCTGATCGACGCACGCCGCCTACTACAACAACTTCAGCAATCTTACATACGATATCGTGACACTCTACTGAAGATAGTTTTCGACCTTTGGCACCTTGAAATACTCGGCAGCAAAAGTGAAACAATTCATCGAGTGGTTCTGGACCTGAAGCACGCCCACCAAAAGTTTTAAGTGGTGTGCCTGCAGGACGCACTTTAGATAAATCCCACTGAGGAACTTGACCGCCATACAACAGGCTGATAAGTTCTTTTAGAGATTTAGCCCAGCCAAGCTTGCTATCAGGTACCGCAATTGTAGTTTCTGTTGGGTGAAATTCATCTGCCACGCTAGGCATCTGCGACACATATTGACGCTCAACACTAAACCCAACTCCAGTACCATTCATAAGAACATATAGAATCTCATCAAATGAACGTGGCGTATCAATAGCAACATAAGAACAGTTATACCCAGCAATATTTTCTCGCTTTAATGCTTCGCCTGCGCTCATGATACAACGCATAGATGGCATAACACGCAACGATAGAACTGCTTCTTCCAGTTCATCGCGTTCAGATTTTTTCAAAGTATACCCACACTCTGTCTCTAAATGCTCTTGAAAGAAATTAAAATATCTACCTACAGTTTCAGGCCAAGTCTCCCTACGTTTCTCTTCTGGTAACCATCTACTATACCTACTTAAATGAATATATTCTTGATATTGGGTAGGTAAATAGTTGCTTTGCATTTCCTATATCTCCTGATAAGCGGACTGTTAAATTTCGTTCATTAGTGGGAATATTTCTGAGATAACTTTAGCGCATTCTAGGGCAATATCAGCGTGTTCTTTTTGAGTGCCATTAGCAGAACGTAAGTCTATATAGTGAACCCAAGACCTTAATGTTCCATTCATATACATGCGACTCATTGTCAATCCTTCAGGTAATACAGCGCGCGCTTGCTCTTTAGCAATGCCATTTTCTATCGCCCAGTCATATGATTCTTTTGCAACATCAATAACTTTTTGTTGAATGTCATACCAATCCTGTAGATCATAAGCATTTTCTAACTCTATGCTGTTCTGCCTATTCTTTGGATCTTGTAGTCTAGCATCTCTTATCATAAATTGCAAGTCTTTTGTTGGATCTGCGTATCTTTGACTGAATTCCTGAAAGCTAAAGCTTCTATGCCTAAGTATCTGTCGTGCAATATCTCGCGTAGTCTCAATCTCTAAACAAACACTCACCATCTCTAGAGGTGACCAATGCTTATTCTTAACCAG